TAGGTTTTGAATTCTTGCGTTTAGAAGCTCATTCTTATTTAGATTGAGCCCTGTTAAAAATGAGCGTGACATTTGGGTTCCTTATGATAGATGAGCAGTTCCAGAAATTGATGCTGAAAATACTACGGTTAGGGTGTTTGAATTGGTGTGTGTTACTGCGCCTTCAACCATGGTTCCTGCGCTGTCAAAGACATTTACGCTTGGTTTGAAGTTTAGGTTGTGTGCAATTGTCCAAGTAGCTGAAGCTGCTGCTTGGTTGTGCGTATATGAAACTAGAGCTGGGACATCGCTTGATGATATTCCAGCTGCTCCAGTAGGGCCGGTGGGGCCAGTTGGCCCTTGAACGCCTTGTGGTCCTCCATACGCAATTGTTACATGATTGCCGGTCTTATCGACCTGGACAATATTTGGTTTATCTTCGTATTCGACCGGCATTAGCGAGTAACCTCCGGCCTTACTACGAAGTTTCCCTGAATCAATCGGTTGACTACACCTGATACAGGAGCTATTAGTTCCAAGTCGTAAACGTGTATGCCTTCAGGCAAGGTAGCGGTTACAGACGCTGGAACAGACATAGTGACGGTGCCTGCGGCCCCGCCCAAAACTAGATAGCCGTTGCTGGTAGTAAGCTCTAACACCGTTGTTGGAGCATCTACAGTGGCTCTGACGTGCATTCTGGCTGTATATCCAGTGACATTTATGGCTCGTTTAGCTGAATCTTTCCAAGTTATGGTGCGCGAAAGTGTCGCGCCTTGGTCGGCAACGATGTTATAGAGTCCTGCTGGTGGGCAACAGCTCATGATGCCTCGATTCGGGAGAAAGGTGTAGTCCCTATTATTGTACAACAAATATAAGAATGTTAGAATGTATACACTGCTATAAAAATCGAAGGATTTGCATTGTTAGACCTACTAGAAGACCTAGATTTTGACCTGTCTGATACAGATGATTCAAATCAATTTGCTCATTATGCTGAAAAGGCCTCCGTTACTGAGGGGTATATTATGGGAACTCCGGTAATAGCCCTATGCGGTAAAACCTTTATACCTTCTAGAGACCCCGAAAAATTAACGGTGTGTCCCCCTTGCAAAGAAATATTAAATGGACTATTCTTGCCAAGTGAGTAATACTCGGTGTTCAAAAACCAGAGTATACTTGTAAAACTATCAATCCCTATCTCTAAGGCGGCACAATTGTCTCTGTTCTCTTTTGAACTCAATAAAGAATTTGTAGCTGAATATAAGAGCAAAGAATCCCCTTTTGGTTACAAAGATGCCGCTGGCAACTCTGTAGGCGAAATTACATTCTTGCGAACATATTCACGTAAAAAGGAAGATGGTACCAAGGAAACATGGGCAGAAGTCTGCGAACGTGTTACCAACGGTACTTACTCAATTCAGAAAGACCACGCAAAGCAAAACCGCTTGCCATGGTCAGACGCTAAGGCTGCGGCCTCGGCAAAAGAGTTTTTCGACTCTCTATTCAATTTAAAGTGGTCACCACCTGGCCGTGGTCTTTGGGTTATGGGGACGGATATTGTAAACCGTCAGAAGAACTCTGCAGCTCTTCAGAACTGTGCGTTTGTTTCTACTCTAGAGATGACCAAGCAGAACCCAGGTAAACCGTTTGCATTTCTTATGGAGGCATCTATGCTCGGTGTGGGCGTGGGGTTTGACGACAAAGGTGCTGACAAGAACTTTGAAATTTACGAGCCAGCTGGGTTCCAGGAATATGTAATTCCAGACACCCGCGAAGGCTGGATGGAGTCAACTGTTGCTCTAATCAATTCGTATTTAAAGCCAGAGCAGCCAATCTGGGAGTTCAACTATGACCAGATTCGTCCGTATGGCACTCCAATTGCTACCTTTGGTGGAACTGCGTCAGGTCCAGACCCGTTGTTTGCACTTCACGGAAAGATTCGTGCAATTTTCTTGGGTCGTAAGGGTCAGCTCCTAACTACTGTCGACATTGCCGACATTGGTAACTTAATTGGTAGGTGTGTAGTTTCTGGAAACGTCCGTCGTTCGGCAGAACTTCTAATCGGTCGCATTGATGACGACAACTTCTTGAACCTTAAGAATGCAGAGGCGTTCCCGGAGCGTAACTCGTATGACCCGGAGACTCCAGGGTGGGGTTGGATGTCAAACAACTCGGTCATGGTTAACGTTGGTACTGACTTCTCAAAGATTATTGATGGCATTATCCGCAACGGTGAGCCAGGCGTAATCTGGGAAGATGTGTCAAAGGCTTATGGCCGTCTAGGTGACCCAATCAACAACAAGGACCACCGCATCATGGGCTACAACCCTTGTGCAGAGCAGTCTCTCGAAAGCTATGAGATGTGTACCTTGGTTGAAACATACCTAAACCGCCACGAGAGTAAGGAAGACTATCTTCGTACTTTGAAGTTTGCTTACCTCTACGCTAAGACCGTAACTCTCATGCCTACCCACTGGGAAGAGACCAACGCAATTATGCAACGCAACCGTCGCATCGGAACTTCGATGTCTGGTATTGCAAACTTTGCTGACATCCATGGGCTTCCGGCTCTTCGTACTTGGATGGATGAAGGGTACGCAGTTATCAAGAAGTACGATGTCACTTACTCGGAGTGGCTAGGTATTCGCGAGTCAATCAAAACCACGACCGTCAAGCCGTCAGGCACCGTGTCGATTCTTGCAGGCGAGAGCCCGGGCGTTCACTGGACTCCAGGTGGCGAGTACTTTATGCGTGCTATCCGCTTTGGTAACAATGACCCGATGCTCCCGCTGTTCAAGATGGCTAACTACAATGTAGAGCCAGCTTCAGAAAGTCCAGAGACTACCTCGGTGGTGTTCTTTCCAATCAAGTCTGGTGCTAAGCGTGCAGAGCGCGACGTCACTATCTTTGAGAAGATGGCACTTGCTGCTACTGCCCAGCGTTATTGGTCGGACAACTCGGTGTCAGTCACTATCTCGTTTGACCCGGAGAGGGAAGCTCAGCACGTTGAGTCTGTGCTTCACATGTATGACGGTCAGCTCAAAACGGTATCGTTCCTGCCATCTGGTAACTATACCTACCCACAGATGCCCTACACCCAGATTACAAAAGAAGAGTATGAGAGCGCGACTGAGAAGCTGTTCCCTATCTCGTTTGATGGCGTCTACCAGGGTCTAGGCGTTGAAGCTATTGGCGAAGCCTACTGCACCACAGACGCATGCGAGGTAAAGCTCATCAAAGAAAACCAGAAGTAATATCTGTAAAGCAGGAAAGCCGTCCTTCGGGGCGGCTTTTTTGTTATCAATTTGTAATTGCCTCTTGCGTAAATTAAGAGGTCAAGATAGGCTTTTTCTAGTGCCAACAAGCAGAAAATAAGGAACTAAATATGCCAGCGTTTGAGTCGTTTTTCCCAGAAGATTATCCAGATTTTGAAGAATTTGGGACTCCTCCCTGCGCTACGAGCGACCCTGACTCCTTCTTTTCTGAAGACCATCCTGATGGAATGAAAAAGATTCGGCCTATCTACCGCTATGAGCGTGAAGCAAAGCAAATATGCCTAGAGTGTCCTTATATGAAACGATGCTTGCAGTTTGCTTTGGACAACCCCGACGTGCAAGGTATTTGGGGAGCAACCACTGAGCAGCAGCGAATTAAGATAAGGAAGGGTATTCCGGTTTCCATAGCCCTGCCCTCAAGTAAACATCGCTAAAATGAGGTAAAATAGTATTGCCTGGGAGAGGGTGCTAATTAACCATACCTATCCCGGGAGAATCATGTACATATTAAAAACCATCCTAAAGCGTACTGTCGCTTTGGTGATTCTAAAAGTCAGTGCAGTTCTAGCCGCCGGTTCTATCGGTGGCGTTGAGCTGTGGCAGTCAGCCCTTATCGCCGCGTTTGTCGGTGTCATGGAAGTTGCTGAATCTCTAGCCCGTGCCTATGTTGTAGACGGAAACCTAAGCGAAGACGAAATCAACGTTGCGTTCGCATCGTCTGCTGAGGCCGAGGTTGCTAAGAACAAGGGCGTCAACTAGTTCAATAAAAAAGAACCCCCTGCGAAAGCAGGGGGTTTTTTCTTAACTAAATTATGTCTTCGCCTTTGAGTTTAGTTCTGGCAACGCCATAGTACAGAGGATTGGCTGAGCTAAGCCCCATGGCTTTTGCAATCTTAGTGAGCGAGATGCCTTTGTCTTCGTACTCGAAGCGAAGTGCTTCGTGATACTGGTCTGTCCCGTAAGTCTTGGCAGTCTGAATTCTTTCGACTGCTTCCTGAATTTCGGTTGGTGTTGCCTTGCTACGAGTTCTTTTAGCTGCTACTGGAATCTCGGCCATGATTACTCGGCGTCGAACTCCTGCGTATGTAACCTCAAGCTTCTTGGCTAGTGCCAACAGGCTACCGCCCTTTGAGTAGTACTCAACGAGAAGTTCAGTGTAGGTCCTAGATGCGTCATGCTGAGGAGACTTAGTGTCTCTTGATCCGTATGCCTTTTTGGCTAGTGGCAGTACCGGAGCGATTTTCTCCGCGTACTCTTCTAGTAGTTCGTCTTTCATATTTGCTCCTTAGTGCTGGAAGATATAACTCACTATAATCAGGTTAAATAATACTTGTCAAGTACTTTACAAAAGAATTATTTGTGTGTTAGCATGTTCAAATCTAAAGAAAGGAATGACCATGGCAAAAGGTAAAGGTGGAGGCTCGTCTATTAAAAGGGAGAGCAACAGCGACCGCAACAACAAGAAGGCGTTTAAGAAGCGTCCGAAGATGTTTGACGCAATCAAGCGTCGTCTTGTAACAAAGGCATAGCATATGCTATAATCAATCTATAACTAAATACGGGCCTGACTGGTTTCGACAATGAAACTGAAGTCGGTGAAGCAAGCCGAGATGGCGGAGTCTCGTAAAACCGCTAAAAGAAATAAATGCTGAATCACGTTCTGCATTCGCTCTAGCTGCTTAGTAGCAGTTAGAACCCCTAGCAAAGCACTAATCCTAAGTGGGCAGCTAGGCTTTAAATAAATAGGATAACCCGCACCACGTCCATGCTGGAGACGTAAAACTGTAGCACCAGGAGATGTGGCAGTGCAGTCTCCGAAATATTCACTGCCTAAGCTTGTAGAAGAACGATGAATCTCTCATTGGACGCGGGTTCAATTCCCGCCAGGTCCACTTGACAATCGTAAGAAAAGAATGCTAATGTGTAACTAACTGCTAGATTCAGCTGAGGAATCGCCCATAGCAACCTGAGTAGTATCCGAACCAATAGTACCCCGCAAGGCGTTGAGTAGTAAGAGAACCAATATGGAATGCATCGGAGTTCAAGGTCGCGCTTGGATAGTATGTTTATTATGATGATAGATATAACAGTAAACCCCTCGTGGAAACACGGGGGGTTTTCTTTTATGGTATGGTAGGTGACTATGGCTAGAAAAAAGCAACCTGTCCCCAGCGGTCCGAGGCCGAACGACAACTGGGTGATTGAGACAGAGATTCAGATCAACGGTCGCAATGTAGTGCCTGGAACTGAACTGAAGATAGAAGGAGAGCGTGGACGCTTCCTTTTCATGAGATACGTAGTTAACGGGGAAATATCTTGGATAGACGTTCATGGCGGGCCAAAAGGCTATGAGCACACAAGAAGCTTTAGACTTGACAGGGTAAAGCGTGTACACTATAAAAATCAAAGTACAAAGAATCTTGCCAAAGAATATAAGGAAAAACTTAAGGCTAAACGGGATGAGAGTCCGGACGCCGTATAAACTTGGGGTTAAGGTTATACACGGAAAGAGATGAAATGATTATTGGATTATCAGGATGGGCACGTTCGGGTAAGGACACTGTTGCCAACCACCTTGTGGATAACTTTGGCTTTGTCAAAGTATCCTTTGCAGAGCCTATGCGCGAGGCTTTAGTCCGCCTAAATCCTAAGATTTCGATAGGCGATGGGCTTCACACGGAGCTTGCTTCGGCGGTTCGACTAATGGGGTGGGAGTCTCTTAAAAGCGAGAGTCCAGACGTTCGTGGTCTTATGCAGCGTTTTGGGACTGAGGTTGGTCGGCAGATGTTTGGGGAGGACTTTTGGGTAGACCTAGCTTTATCACGCGTAAAGCCTGGAACAAACGTAGTTATTCCTGACTGTCGATACCCTAACGAAGCCAACGCCATTAAGGCAACCGGCGGTGTGGTGTGGAGAATAGAGCGTAACGGCGTTGGTCCAGCCAATGACCACGATTCAGAAAGAGCTCTGGACTCTTACGAGTTTGACCAACGCCTAGCCAACTACGAAACTTTCGACGTCCTTAATGGATTAGTAGATGACTTGGTGGCTAGTGTCCTATAGCAGTCTGTGGAAGGTTATTTACTTAGATGAGGATAGGCAGTCCGAGTATGTGTGGTACTGCAAGGCAGATAAAAAGAATAAGGCCATGAGTATGTTTGTGATTGAGCATGGCACTGATAACTTCATCTGCGACGTCTTTATTGCTGATGAAGACGAGGTAGAGGCTTATGAGCAGGGTTTTGATGCCGGCGGGGACTGGGAGTATCAAAAAGCTTATGAGTCCGGTAAGGCTGTTCTTATTAAAAGAATGCTTGATACTATGAACGATACCAAGGTACCATGGAAACGTAAAGTAATTAAACGACTAATAGAGAAAGTGTGCTACGAAGGTGACTGAAAAAGAAGAATACACAACGATTGACATTGAGCCTAAGGACGAGGACCAGAAGCTGGCAATACTTATCCTGATGAACGAAGGCGCTCTGCGCGAGCGTGAGCGTGTCATTGAAATCCTTAAGGAAGAGCTGAAGGAGTCCCTGGACCCGATTGAGGGTACTAAGGGTGGTTGGCGCGAGCATCTAATCGCTCGTATCAAGGGAGAGAAGTAGTGACTGATACTCCAATCCATGACAACCTTTCGTCAGAGTTTGACGCTTCTAGGTCTTGGTGGAAACAGCAAGGCGCATTAGAGGAGCTCAGGTTGACGTTGACGTTCCTAAGGAAGATTAAGAAGCCAACTAAGCAGACTGAAGAGATTATTGAGATTCTGCAGAAAAGACTAGATGACTTTGGAAGAAAGTAACGACCCTGGTAAGGCACTCTTATACGCCCGCGTTAGTACATCTATGCAGGTGAATGAGGGAGTGTCCTTAGATGTTCAGGAGCGTCAGTTGATAACCGCTGCTGAGTTTCATGGGTTCACTAGCTGGGAGCTAGTCAAAGAAGAAGGCCGTTCTGGTAAGAACATTACCGGCCGACCTGCGCTCGTCGACGCCCTTAAGAGGTTAGAGTCTGGAGACGCTCAGGCGTTACTGGTAACTCGTATTGACCGCCTGGCTCGTAGTACAACTGACTTCTTGCACATCGTGGACAGGGCCAATGCTAAGGGCTGGCGACTAATCATGCTGGACCTTAACCTGGATACTTCTTCGTACCAGGGGCGCTTCGTGGTTACCATCATGTCTGCGCTGGCTGAGATGGAGCGAGGAATCATTGCTTCGCGTCAGAAGGATGTACATAAGGACCGCCGAGCTCGAGGAATTGTTTGGGGAGTGGACATGGGTCCGAAAAACAAAACTCCCGACGTCCTTAAGGATAGAATCCTAGCGGAGCGATTTAAAGGATTGTCGTACCGAGAGATTGCCAACGGACTAAATGCTGACGGAATACTTTCGCAAAACGGTGGAAAGTGGTATCCTACGACCGTAAAGAATATCGTAGACACCTACTTAAATAAAGAGGAGTAAAGCTGAGATGAAAGAATATCAGAGATTTAGAAGCAAACCAGAATGCGGAACTAGAAGTGGTTATGACTACCACCGACGTGCTCTTAAGGAAGACCCGTGCGAGCTGTGCGCCGAAGCAGAGCGTTCGTATCACAGAGAAAGACGCGTACGCGATAGCGTAAAGCTGAATGCAGATCGCAGAGCTTGGAAGAGGGCTCACCCAAATGTGCGTAGAACTGTTTTTACTATGGAAGAGATAGTGGCGGTTTATGGTACTTGCTGTCACTACTGTGGTGGAGAGATAGACTTTGACGCTCCTAGAGCAGCTGGCACGCCTGGCTGGGAAAAGGCGTACCACCCAGACCACCTAATCCCTCTATCAAAGAATGGCCCGGACGTCATTGAGAACATCAGACCTTCGCATGCGCAGTGCAATATGCGTAAATGGGCCACTGTCGACGTTGCTATTGTAGAGGAAGACAATGCCTAGTTTAGGTGGAGAAACATCAGTATCTGCAACGGATGTGTGGTTAACACCACCTGCAATTATTAAGGCTTTGGGGCAGTTTGACTTAGATCCGTGCACGTCTTTGGACCGCCCGTGGGACACCGCTGGGCATCACTACACCATTGAAGACGATGGTTTGAAGCAGGAGTGGTTTGGTCGTGTGTGGTGCAATCCTCCGTATGGAAAAGCTATGGCTCCTTTCCTTGAGAAAATGGTTGCTCATGGCAACGGAGTAGTTCTAATCTTTGCTCGCACTGAGACAAAGGCTTTCTTTGATTACGTGTGGGACAAAGCAGACGCCATCCTATTTATGAAAGGCCGTGTGAAGTTCCACCTGCCGGACGGGTCGCAGGGTGGCACTGCCGGAGCTCCTAGCGTTCTGATTGCCTATGGCGCAGAGAACGTGAAGGCTCTGGAGACCTGTGGGATTCCTGGAAAAATAGTTTATTTAAATACTTGACACGTTGTCGTCGACGTTCCTATAATCTAACTATGCAAACATTTCTCCCATATGACGACTTCTACAAAGTCGCAGAAGTACTAGACAACAAGCGCCTCAACAAGCAGATTCTTGAGTGCTACCAAATCCTAAACGTTCTGTCAAACGACAACCCTCGCGCTGGCTGGCGCAATCACCCCGCTGTCAAGATGTGGCGCGGGTTCGAGATGGGCCTATACCAATACACCTTCGTGATGATTGAAGAAGCTAACAAGCGTGGCATCAAGACAGACAAGAACGTAGCCAACCTTGAGGCTCTGCACGAACGTGCGTACAAGGGCTGGGGCTATGGAATCCCTACCTGGTTCGATAACGTCGACGTCCTTAATAAAGTAACAACGACACACAAAGCCAACCTTTACAATAAGGACCCGGAATACTATGTAGACTTTGGTAGTGCAGTGTTTGATGAAAACAATGCTCCCTGCTGCGAACGTTGCAGCTACTACTGGGTAACTCACGTTAAGGACAATTGATGCCAAGATACGAATACAAGTGCGCCAAATGCGAGGACACAATCATCGTGTCCCGTAGTATTCATGACGATGACCCTGGCTACACTTGTGAGAAGTGCAATGAGCCTATGCAACAAGTGATGGGCAACATCTCCTTATCTTTTAAAGGCACGGGTTGGTCTGGTAAGAGTAATTGAAAAACTGGCTGAAGGGCGCTTGGTGCTTTCTTCGAAGGCACAAACTTACAGTTGGAGCTGCGTGTCCCGTGACAGGAATTAAGGTATTGACGTGCGAACGCTGTAAGATAGACAACATGCCTACACACAATAAAGGAATGAGCTTTGAGTAAAGGATATCCGTGCCGAAGGCATCGTATTAGATTTACGGGCAGTTGCTGTCCAAAGTGCTATAAAGAACGTAGAGACAAGGAGCGTAGCTACAGTGTCAGAAGGATTTGAAAGAATGCCGTTTTTGAAGGCATATAAGATGCTTCGAGCTAGGAATGTCGGGCGTCTAAAGGCCGCCTACTGGGCCGCTCAAGGGCTTCAGGAGTACGTAATTAAGTCAAATAAGAGCTAAGCCTCACGTGGTATCCTGATTAGACGGAGGTCATTATGGGTATGCCTAAGCAGGTCAAGATAGGGCCTCAGGTATTCGCTGTCGTCGAGCGTTCTAAAGCTGACGATGGAATGCTTAATGATGGCTGTTTTGGCTATACCATGGACATGTCTAATCTTATTGTCGTCGACGTCGATATTCACGTCACTAAAAAGCAAGTAACTCTCTTGCACGAAATCATGCACGCTTGTAGGATGGTATTCGAGGGACCTACCAAACCCGCTAAGTCTGATGATGCAGATACTTGGGAACATCATTTCATCGGGATATGGGAATCTTCTTTGCTACTTGTACTTCGAGAGAATCCAGATGTAGTAAAGTGGTTGCTATCAGAAGGTGGGACAGTTCCACCAAAGAAGTAAAACTTACACGGAGATAAAATGACAGAAGACAAGCCTCACTACGACGTCCTTATCGCAACGCCTGGAAAGATGTTGCACGCTGAATACACTTCTAGTCTTGTAGACACAATCCGCTGGTTGGAGTCTGAGGGTAAGACATATAAGTTCCTAAACAAGCAGGGCTCCTTAATCTCTAGCACTCGTGAATCGACTGCGCTTGACTCGTACACTCCAAACTGGGAGACGCGCGAGGTTGGTGGCGGTGCTTACACCTACGGCAAAATCTTTTGGATTGACTCGGACGTTCAGTGGGACGTAGAAGCATTCAAGAAGATTTATGAATCAGACCTAGACATTGTTGGTGGTCTTTATCAGACTGCCCCAGATGGTCGAGTTGCTCTAGCGTTCTTTGACGGACTTGGTCAGCCAACGGTTGTTCGTGAGCAAGACTTCATGATGATGGACGGAGACATCCACGAAGCATACGGAATTGGTTTTGGGTTCGTTGCTATGAAGTCTGGTGTATTTGAAAAGTGTGATCGCCCTTGGTTCTTAATGGAGCGTATTAATTGGGCTCACCTGGACTTTCCATTGAACATCGGAGAAGACTACTCGTTCTGTGTAAACGCCCGTAGGAACGGATTCAAAACTTATGTGGACTCAACCGTAAAAGTTATGCACCACAAGGAAACTGTCTACTACATTAGGTAGACGTAACGGGAGTTAGCTCAGCCGGTTAGAGCCCCGAACTCATAATTCGGTCGTCGCGGGTTCAAGTCCCGCACTCCTGACTTGACAGAAATCATCGACGTCAGTAAGGTACTTATATGACAAATGCAGAGCTTGAGAAGCTTCTAAAGGAAGCTAGGTTCATCAGACAGCAAGAACGTAAACGTCTGTATGAAAAAGCTAAGCGTGCTCGAAAAGCCTCCGGTACTCCAATGGCAGAGAGAGCCGACTTAAAATCGGTACAGTGCGAGTTCGAGTCTCGCGCGGAGGACAATGGGTAGGATACCAGACATGCCTAACTTAGAACGCTGCCCTAAATGCGCTAAGTTCGTAAACAGCAAGAACTTGGACGCCCTTGTTGAGCAGGATATTCAAGGG